ATCATAGCCCTCATCACGTCTAAATCAAGTCTTGCTTCGTTATTAGCGTTTTTATCTTGATCAGCTTTAGCTTTAAGGTCTAATTCTCTCGCTTTTAGCTTCAATAATGGATCACCACCCACTTCAGAGCTAATTTTATCTTCTTCTTTAGCATAATCCATCATCATTTCAGCAATTAACTTAGCTTTTCTTGCTTCAATTTGCGAAGTTATCTCTTGAACTCGTTGTTGCATCTGAATTGCTTGTGGATTTTGCTGCATCATTTGTGGATTTTGCATTAATGGTTGTAATTGTTGTTGAATCATTTGTAATTCTCTCATTTCTTCAACAAATTCTAACTGAACTTGTTCTTGTGCCATTAGAGAAATGTGTTCAAGTATGTTTTTTTGTAAAGCCCCCATCGCCATTGGATTATTTTGTACCATAGAGATAGACATAAAACTTAAATGCGCATCAATGTGCGCTTTGTGGTCTTGTCCGGGGAAAGCTTGAAACGGTTTTCCGCTAATCGCTAATAAATTTTCTAATGCCGGGTCCATTGGTTGTGGTGGAGCAGGCGGTGGTAAAATAGAATTTACATTTTTTACTCCCAGCGCATCATACATAGATCTATATGCTTGATATAAATTATGCATACGAGGATTTGATTGCGCTAGTTGTAATTGACTTTGCGCTAAAGATATTCTCTGCGTTTGAGAGAATATATTAGGATCAGCAACTGGTAGAATATCTATTCTATCATCAAAGTCTTGCATTTTAATCTCTCTACTCGCACCAACTACATCATAAGGATATACCGGTGGTAGATAAGTTTTAAATACTTCTGCTAATAATTTAAATTCTTGTTTTAAACCTACATACAATCTTTTGTGAATAGCTGACATTACTCTTGATCCTCTTTCAAGTAATGCAACTGTAGTACCGACTGCAGCTTGTTGATTCATATCACCAACTTGCATATCAGCGATGGCCGCGAATCTTTGTGCACCCTGAACAACAATACCCATTAACTGAAGTAAAGTTTGGTCTGGTCCTTTAAAAGGTAAAGTCATAAACTGATCTTTAATATTGCCTCCCGGAGCGTCGACATCTCTGAACTCACCAGGTTGTAATGGTTGAGCATCATCTCTAACTCTAATACCTCTAGACTTAAATCCAGCTGGTAAATTAGCTAAAGTTCCTGCATCTAGTAATTGTCTTAGAGCTGCAGTTGCAGTTCTAGTTAAACCACCGATCATATGAATTAAACCGAAACCATAAAAACCAGTTCCAGGTAAAAATTTAAACTGAACAAAATAATTTATTTTTTTTCTTAATCTTTCATCAGGTCTGTAGTTTCTTCTAATAGATAAAATTTTTTGATTAGCTTGAGCAACAGTTATTACATAAGGTAATTTAATTCCTGTTGGTTCACCGTCTGCATCTCTATCTTCATAACCTTCTAAGTCTAAGTCAGTATGAATTTCATAAAGAGTGTATTGATCTTCCTGACCATCTTTAGAAATTCCTTCAAGACGTAACTCAGTATCTTTTAATTGATTTTCTGTAACCGGAGGTTCCCCTAATTCTATATCTTTATAAAAACCTGCTACCTGTTGTTTTCTTAATTCGTTTTCTGAAATTTTAATAACTTGTATAACTGCTTCTGCATCTTCTAAAGAATTTGCAGAGTAAGGTACAATTAAATCATCAGCTGGAACAAATTTTGAAACGGCTCTTCCTAAAAGAGCGTCATAATAGACTTTCTTAAAAGTTGAGCCGCTTAGAGGGAGGTAAAATAACATTTGGTCAAATTCTGGTTCATACTCTTTCATCTGATCCATAATTTGCCAGTTCATAAAATCTTTTACACGTTTTGCTTGATCTTCTTTTTGTACGGTAAGATTTCCTAAAATCTGAGTTCTTACTGGTCCATCCGCTGGAAGTAATTCTTTATAAGCTTGCGCTTGAAATTGCGTAACCGCTTCTGCAAGTACGGGGTGGTTAACACCTGACGCACCTCTGAAAGGTTCCGTTCTTCTTTCGTATTTAAAACCTAAAAGTTCTAAACCGTTTCTGTATGTGTCTTCCCAATCACCTCTAGATTCTTTGTATTCTGTATATTGGTCGACTAGTTTATTTCCAAGTGGATCCAAAATCTGATCGCTTAAAAATTCTGCTAAATTTTCAAAATGGTCTTCACCACCTTCTTCTGTTACAACTTTTGGATCGAACGCGATTTCAGCACCGCCTTCTTCATCCATTGTAACTTCAATATTACCTTGTTTATCTTTTTCCTCTACAATCTCTTCCTTCGCCTCTACTAATTCTTCTTCGGCCGGTACTTTTACAACCGTCTCTGTGTTTGGCAAAGCTTTATCTATTTCAGCCATTTAATTAAGTCCCCTCTTTATTGAATAAGTTATATACGAATCCTTCTTCGTTTTGATATTTTTTATATTGATCATATGCAGTCATAGCCGTACTTATTGCAAGTCCCGGTAAACCCGCAAACCTACTTATACCCCTAATTGTAGCAGGATTCAATCCTAATCTCAATGCTTTGTTCAAACCACCACTTTCTGCTATTCCACTAACTTTGGATAAAGGCTCCATAGCAGCTAAACCAATCCAGTTCAATGGGTCTTTAGCAATCTCTGCTGTAGATTTTCCATCTTTAATTTGTTGACCTATAAAATAAGAATCTAATACTGCAGTGGGTAATGGAGCTCCTACTTTTGCTAAAGTTCTACCTACAGTTTTTAAAACTGACTTATTAACTTTTGGTGGTTCTTCTCCAACTTTAACTTCCATTGGATTTTCTTCGGCATATAATTTTAAATCTTCTTGCGTAGCTACATTGCCGTTTGCCGTTTCAAATGCACCGATGTCATTATTCCATCTGATGTTTGCTTCTTTAAATGTATCTCTAAGAACTGCATCATCGGGTCTTGGTAATTTGTCCGCGGTTGTAACTTGACCAGTGTCTATAAGATTAGCAAGTTTTTTAGAATCATCTTTTAATTCTTTTAAAGGGCCTTTGGTTGCAGTAATTGCATTATTTAATTTTACTGCAGCAGCTTTTGGATTTGCTTTTATAATTGTTTCACAAGTTTCATTAAATAAACCACCTTGAAATCCGAGAGCTCTTTTAACGACGGCCTGACAACCCCCTGGAGTTGCTTTTACTTTTTTAATAAATTTATTTAGGTGCTCTATAACCCTTGTTTGTTCTGTCTTACCTATTTTTTCAGCCGCCTTTAAAGCTTCTTTTCTATTGATTTCAAAAAAGTTTGCTTTTTTAATATTTTCTACTTCGTCAGGTGGTGTTACTTTAAGGCTAGGATTCTTCCTTACCATTTCTTCTGTAATAATTTTTTCGTCTTTCCATTTTTTTACAAACTCATTAATTTCTCTTTCAGTCCATCCAGGAAATTCATCCAGCATATCTATAGTTAATCTATTTCCTCCAAAAGTGGAGCCATCACTTAATGTAACTTTTTTAAATCCTTGTGATTGAGAAGCTAGTCTCACTAATAAAGCATCTGCTTGTTCTAATAATTTTTTCTTCCTTGCCGGTGGTAAGTTTTGTTTTTTTAACTTTTCTATTTTTTCAGAAACTTTTCTAATTTTAGAATCAAGTCCTTCTCCTTCTGAGGACATCGCTTGATTAATCTCTGCAGGAGTATAAGCTAATCTATCTCCCGTAATTTTCTCTATTCCAAAAACATTTCCAGTATGCCCTAAATGAGCTTTAGTAGTTCCTGTATGAGGACCTGAATAATATCCACCTCGCTCTTTAATAGCTTTAGACTTTGCTTGCTTATCTAAATATCTTTTCTTTTTTTGTTCATCTAAAGTTTTAAGATCGGGTGGGGGATTTTTAATTGGGTTCGCTTTTCTATATTTTTCTACAGCGGCTGTAGCATCTGCTTTGGTTCCAAAGTCAGTAGATAAAACTGTTTTATCATTAACAGTAATTAGTGCTCGATATTGATCTTTTACTACTCCTGTTTTTTTATAAGTACTAGGAACATTTCTACTCCCAATTACTTCTTCAAATTTTTGTTTTATAACATTATTTGTTTTTGTAGGCTTTCCAACCTTAACTAAAAACTTGTCTTTCTTTGGTGGAACGGGTGGTTTTTTAGCAGCTTCTCGAGTTTTTGTTATAAGATTTTGTTTAGCTTTTAATGCTTTTTCTGCATCAGCTTTAGTTCTATAATATTTAGTTCCTCTATAATCTTCGTAATTAGAATCTTGTCTAAAAACAATTTTAAATTTAGCCCATTCTGGAGCTCCTACTGCTTCGTAAAAATCTCTAGCTACTGTGGGTCTAATGACGTTATAACGTTCAGTCACTATCTCCTCCTAGTGAACATCGTAGCGAGGCCACCACGGTTATAAGCAATTAAGCCTCCATCTTTTCTCCCACCATAATTTCTTTCTTTAGAGGTGCCTTTACCAGAAACTCCTCCGCTGGTTTTCTCAAAAGCCATACCTTTACCTGTGTATTTTTCTTTACCTATTTTACTAAGGGCAGGATCGGATTTATAATTTGTATCTTGAATTAAATTAGGACCTAATCTAATTTTACCTTCCGCAGCTAATCTTTCAGCTTCTTTCTTAGCTTCTATTTCAGCTTGTTTCTTAGCAAAGTCTGCATTTATTTTTTCTGTGGCAAGTCTATTTTTGTAAGCTTGTAACTTTTTAAAGTTAAAACCATTTTTCTTTTGCATTGCTGTGATTTGTGATTCTGTTAAATTTTCAAAATCAGTATCACCCATAATCTCACCAAAGAAATCATTTTCTAAAAAGTTTACGTCCTCTTCCATTCTTTCTATGTAATTGTTTGTTTTACCCATTAAAGTTTTACCGCCTGTGTAGGTTCCAAATTCATCTCTACTGGTTCCTTGTCCATAGCCCGCATTATCGACAGAATATTTACTTTGCATACTTCTATCTCCTTGGGATCCAAAGAACTCTCCTAGTTGAGTAACACCAGGTATGCCACCCATTCCACTAAATGCCAAACCGAATAAATTTTCAGCCGACCCTGGAACTCTTGCCATTTCATAATTAGAACGTCTACCAAAAAATTTATTATAGTCTTCATACATATTAGCTAAATCTTGCCGAGTTAAATTACCCGGAATACCTTCTATGTTCGCATCAATAAAATTTCTAAACTCACTTGGATTAACAGATTGAAATTGTTCATAACCAGGCATTGTCACTGTAGATTTCATTTTATTAGGAACTGCTGCTCCCATAAAGCTTTCTATAAATCCTGTTTCTACCGGCTGGTTTAATTTTTCTAAAGTATCCATATTAAAATCTAATCCTGCTTTTTCTACCATTTCTTTTTTTTGATTAAAATCTCCTTGGTTAAAAGCATTCATATCAATCCCTTTAGATGCTGCCAAAGTTTGTTTACCAGGTCCTGATTCATAAAAACCAATCCCCAGTGCTTCTGGGTTAATTTCTAATTTTCCACCTGGTGCGTAATTCTTTTTATTAAAACTATAATCGGTCTGATCAACTATTTGACCTGGGTAGGTATTATCTCGACCACCAATGTCTTGATTTATAATTCCTGTAACTTGTTCTGTGTTCGTTGTTCCGTCTGGATTCCATAAATTTTGTGCTTGTAGTTTAGCTTGGATCTCGGCGTCCGAAGCGCCGTACGCGGTCATCGAATCGTAGATTCCTTTAGCTTCACCTTCTAGGTTATCAGCCCATCCACCAGATTGAAAACCGACTCTGCCACCATCCGCGCTTAACACTGTTGGTGTTTCACTTTCTTTATCTTCTTCTAACAATTGTTGATAAGTTTTTTCATTTTGCTCATTCCACATCAATCCTTCTTTTCTTTGATTGTGTAATTTTTTTAATTTTGTATCTTTCAGTGAACCAGGTGTAAAAGCTAATAAATTCTCGCTAGGAAGAGTTACATTTTCACTTAGTATTAGATCTTCGTCTTTAGGTTTAAAGTTTTGAAAAGTTTTAAAAAGATTTAAACCTATTCCAAGTTTACTTTTAGGATTAACAAAATTTAATAAAGGATTATTAATGAATTCACTAGGAGTATACCAGGGTGGCTTATCATCTTTAACAACCGGTGGTTTTGGCGGTGGTGTTGTAACAGTAGGTGGATTATTTCCTCCTCCACCTCCACTCCAATTAACATTACCTTTAGGAGCTTTACCTTTATCAAAAGATTGTTTACTTTCTGCACCATACATTGAATCCCATTCTGGATAAGCAGGAATTCCTTCTTTCGTCATTGTTTCTTTTCCGCCTAACGCTTCTAACTTCTTAGCTTCATTAGGTGTGATGTAAGCCAACATATGATCTTGGCCTTTAATAGTTTTTGATTTAGGACTATTAACTGCGCCCCCTTTTTGTTTGAATAAAACCTCAATACCAATCGCTCCGCCGTCCGCTTTCGACGATAAAGCTCTGGATAAATCTCCCAGTGGATCCATATCTATTTGTTTAATTTTGATATTATTTCGTTTGATATAATCAGTTAGAGATTCTCCTTGAATAACTCCTACTCCATTTTCAAAAGCATCGATTACATCTTCATAAGTTTCGAATTCCATCAATAGTATTCCCTATCTGTTGGCGGTAATGGATCTTCTTTAAAATCTCTAGGGTGTTGTACGAAACCGCCCTGTCTAAACCGCATTATCGCCTGCGTTGTACTGTCCACCAAATCGTCGTTATCTCCGTACGGAAATGATGCACATTCTTCAATTACTTCCTGTGCGAACTGTTCGTCCGTGGGCGCCCAAATAATTCCCGACTCGAAGAGCGGGGAAACGGCGTTTACCCGAGAGTGTTTATCTTGACCTTTGCTCGGTGTGAAATTTATAACAGGAATACCCATTTTTCGCAACTCATATGTTAAAGGAAGCCCAGATGCCTTAGCTTCTATGATGACGGTATCAGGATTCCAATATCTGTATTGCCTAAATGCTTCTTTCCGTAATTCTGGAAACTCTACTCGTTCCTTATATGAATCAAGGAGGATTAAGTTCGCTGCGCTGTCCTCGTTTGGATAAAATACGCCCCAAGTGGTGATGGCAGAAAAATCTGCAGTCTCTTTTTTAGAATATGCAGTATCATAACTTTGAATAACGTGTTTCAGAGGAGGAATGTAAGGTTTGTCCCAATTTTGCCACCAATCTCTTTTTAAAATTGATCCTTCTTCACTGGTTGGGTCTTGCATCCATTGTGCATTCCATTTTCCTAAACTTAATGAAGCTTTTACACCTTCTAATTCTTCCTTCTTCCAATATTCTGGCCAAATAGGTTTTCCTGATGGCATAATCGCTGGAAATTCTATCATTTCCCATTTATCGGCTTTTAAATTTTTTTGAGAGTTAATTAATGCGCCGGTTAGGTCTTTTAAACTCCAACGAGTCATTACAACTACGATTGCTCCACCTGGTTGAAGCCTTTGACGTGGTCCTGATGTATACCATTCATAAGCACGCTCCAGCGCTTCGGGATTCATTGCGTCTTGCTCCGAATGTGGGTCATCAATAATTAATAAATCCGCTCCACGTCCCGTTATCGCCGATCCGACACCGGCTGCGTAGTATTCACCGCCCTGTTCTGTTTCCCATTTACCCGCGGCTTGCGAATCTTCTCTTAATCTGGTGTCAAAAACTTTTTTATACTCCGGGGAATCCATTAAAGTCTTCGCTTTACGTCCGAAGCGGATCGCGAGTTCAGTTGTGTGGGTCGTTTGGATTATTTTAAGATCAGGTTTACGTCCAACCATCCAAGAGGGAAGGAGGAAAGACGCAAATTCTGACTTAGTATGCCTTGGCGGCATATTAATAATTAATCTTTTAATTTTGCCATTGGCAATGTCATTAAATTTTTTTGAAATTTCTTTATGGTGCCTACCTTCAATAAATTCTGGCCACATTTCTTTGACAAAGGCCATAAAGTCATTCTTAATTTTTTCTTGCTTATATTTTTTTTCAATTAAATCTTTTAGACGCCATATATATTTGGCTTCATCAAAGGTTAAATTATCTAAAAGTTCTTTGTTAATTATTTTACTAAAATCTGGGACGTCTTTCATAAAAATTTTTGCAGAATTTTTTAAGCTCTGTTTTTCCTCTCATATGATTTTTATCCCATATAAATGAGTAAATCAAACTCTAAAGGTAAAAGTTTTAGGATCCCTTTTGCTTGGGGGTGTTTGCTTGTTTGTTTTTGAAGCTGAATCGAGATTGGCAGGGACCCCTCTAGGGGAGGGTGGGCCCAGAGGGTACGAGCCTGGGTGGGTGGGCCCAAAGTTCACGAGCTATGTAGTTATTGCATAGGGTATGGGATAACTCCCATACCCTATATGTTGTGTCAAGGATTTAATCTAATAAGATCATATATTCTTTAGTGAAGTTGCGACTAAACCAATCCAATCCTTTTTGCATTAGGTCCCAGTCCTCGCTTGCTTCTGCACCAATGATTGTATCATAAATAGCAACTGCGAAAGCTGGTAGCTTTGCATAAGATTGCTGGTACTCATCATTAAACCTATTGCCAATAGTCATAAGCTTTGTCGGTTCTGCACCAAAATAACATTGGTCAAATGGTTTAGGTATTGAGTATTCTTTATCATTATACTTAATGATAAATTTGTTATCTTTAACATAGTATTGTTTATTCATTTTATTATCCTTTCTGTTATGGGATTTTATATCAATTCATTTAATCCCTGTCAAGTGTTTAATGTATAATTATTATCATTAAATTGTTGCTCGGTTATGGTCCTTTCTTCGCCTGTACACATATTATAAAAAATATATCTGTCGTCATTATTGCCATAACCCCAACGATAACTCTTGCGCCACGAGTTATGTTCTTCCATTTTTTTGGGTTGAGTTATTCTGCCAAAATAATTTAAAGCCCTTTCGCCATATTCTTTAAACCAATCATCTTGACATTGTAAAGAACACGCGTTCCCTTGCAAGTAATAAAAATTACTTCTGCGCCTAGTTTGATTTACTTTGTTTCCTTTTGGTCCTCGTTTCCTATCCTTTGTGTCGTAAGTATGACACAAAGGACCTTGACAATATTTCATTTCAATAAACTCCCTAACAAGTTTTCCAAACTTGTTACAACATCTTTTGAAATATGTTGTTCCTCACTTTCATAATGATAAACTTTTAATATATCTCTTAACTCTTTTATTATTTCTTTTTTTGTCATTATTGTACTCCAGCAGTAATCCAGATTTGACCTGTCGCGCAACGATAACCATTTTGTTGCAAGTCATAATAAGTCATATATCTAATTTTATCAGATACCTTGTCCCTTACTATTCTACATTTATCGGTCCATTGTGCTTTTCTAGTTATCTGTCTTGTTCTTTTGCCGTCTTTTAGCTTTTTTCGTTCTTCGCCATTATGAGTAAAAGGTCTATAAGTAATTATAAACTTTGTACCTATGTTTAGTGTGTCGTCTATTTTCATTTTATTATCCTTTCTTTTGTTATGGGATTTTATATCAAATCCCATAACTTTTGTCAATAGCTTAATTTATTTTATTTTGTGCCTCGTATTCCTTTCTAAAAGCTATTTTTTGCTCTCTCGTCATAGTAGTATTTTTCATACCTTTAATCATACTAGCAAGATTAACAGGGTTATAAATTGTAAGACCTGTTGAATTACATCTGACAAGTTCTGCCTCATCAATTTCAATGCCAAGTTCTTTCATCAACTCAACACCCTCGCTTAAATATCTATAAGCTTTCAATCCTGTTTTCATAGCTTGTTTTTGTTTGTCAATGCTATCAATCCATTTTTGGTGGCAAGTGATTAAATCCCCTTCT